GTTTATTGAGAGCGTAAGCGAGGGACACTACACCGTTGATGAATCCATGGAGATAGCCATGTTGATACTAACAACGAAGGATATTTCATTCAGTAGATTGTTTGCATAATAAAAACATACAAGATTAGTCAAATCGTACAGGATTAAGACAAACGAGCGAGATTAAGGGTCAAAACAGATGAAAACATAATAAAAAAAAGGTACTGTATTTTTATAACCTGTTGTTATGCAATACGTTGGGCACACCGAGGGAAGAGAGTATGCACCATATTTGAAAGGTGTAACGCTTAGTGTAACGGATTGGTTAACTTTGTAACAAAACTGTAACGAAAAATGGGCAGAAAACTGACAATAAAAGAACTGGCAGCAGCAACGGGGCAAAAAGATGCAACGGTAAGGCAACATATTCTACGTAACCGAGTTAAGAAAGATAAAGCGGGATTTATTGACGTTGATACAGACTTCAATAAAGTGTATATAAACGATGTAACAAACGGGGGTGGACTTCATAACCCTATAGCTAAAATTGTTACGGTAAAAGCTGTTAAAGGAGTTACAAATGGAGAAGCGAAAGAAAAGCCAGTATTAAAAGAGGCTTCGGAATCGGATAAGTTCTTTCAAAACATGGAACGTCGTAAGAAAATGGCAGAGGTTGAAGTCCAGGAGCGCAATGCAGAGTTAAAAAAATACGAGTTAGAGAAGAAAGCGGGTAATCTTTTGCCTGTAGATTTGATAACTAAGATATGCGTTATCAATCCACAGGAAATAGTTAAAGCCATTGAGGCAGAGTTGGATAACCTTAACGCAATTTACATAGAGAAATGGGGCGGTAACAGGCAGGATATAGCGGATATTACAGCAAAGCAAAAGAAATGTTTGGATGTGGCGTTGAAACGTGCGAAAGATAATGCCATGCATGAGATAAATAATGCAATTGATGAATATCAGGATAGCCGGGCAGTAGGGGAGCGTAACCGATAAAACTACGTATAAATATATTTTTTTATTATTTTGTTTCCGATATGCGAAATTTGTTTTACATTTGACAAAAATAAAAGCAAATGAAATATACAAGTGTAGATTGGAAGGAACTCAAAAAACATTTTAGGATAAACAATCAGGACGTAGCTGATATGATTGGAGCAAAGAAGCACACGGTTGATGTTGCTACCAGTCCAAAGCATAGATTTGGATTACCTAAATGGGCTATATTAGCGATATGGGTGTTTAATGAAATGAAAAACAAAAAGTAAAAATTATGGTAGATTATACGTGGTTATATGATTTGTCTGTATCTGTGAGGGATCTATTTATTAAGTATTCAGAAATACTTAAAGAGGATATTTACGATGGAACTAAATGTTACGAAGAAGATGGAACGCATGTTGAAATATCTTTTTATGGTATGGTTTATAAATTTAATGATGGGATTATACATTTTGATTATGATAACGACATGATTTTGTTCCCTGGCAAAACAAGTATAGATATAAAAAGAGTTGCATTTGTTTTGAATTCAATATCTGATTTTTTTAAAGCTAAAATACATAGGGTTGAATCAAGGGTTAATAATGGATTTGTATATAAAATTACCAATAAAAAAGATGGTAAAGTTTACATAGGTAAAACCAGCAATCTATTTACATTAAGATGGACTAACCATATAAATTATGGTAAGGGGAAAATGAAAAATATATTTTTAGAAAATGATTATATAGATTTTATTTTTGAAGTAATAGAGGAAGTTAATATACACGAATTACATAATCGTGAACGGTATTGGATTTCTTTTTATGACAGTGTTAAAAACGGATATAACTCAAATTAAATAAAAAATGGCAAAAGATAAACACGCAGGTAGAAAATCTAAATACAGAGAGGAAACAGTTTTGTTGAGTAACAGGAATGTTCCAAAATCACAACTTCAAAATGTTAAAAACTTAATAGATGAATTTTTGAAACCATTTGAGGTTGGGTATGTGCCGAATGAAAACGACCCAATTATTGCGCTTCGTTATCCATCAAAACCCGAAACAGTAACCGTTGAGGTTGGGTTTAAAAAACAATTTGAAGAAAAGAAATGCGGTTGTTATTTAGATAACGGCATCATGAAGCGAGGCAAAGAAAAACCGGCGTGTAAACTTTTAAAAGAACAACATAAATTTTAGGCTATGGGATTTATATTTGGTTTAGGATGCTTATTCACTATGGCATGGTATGAGTGTGTTGCTTTTGAGTGCTCTAAGAAAAAAGATATGCACACTCAAAGGTTGATAGCTGCTTTGATAGCGTGTATTTGTTTTTCTATTTACTTTAATAAATAAAATCATGGATATATCAGTAGTTGAAGAAAAAATGAGCGATGAGTTTACAAAGTTTCATTTAAAAGGTTTTCCGTTTGATGCGGTGGTACATAAATTTACAGAGCCGGACAAAGGTTATCCGCACGATCATCCGTTTGGGTTTACTACTTATATATTAAAGGGAAGCTATCTTGAAAGGATATATGATAAGGATGGTAACTCTATGGAAATAATAAGGGAGAGTGGAACTTGTCATTTTGTACCAGCAACTTTAATACATAAAATTATTTCTTTGCCTGATGGAGATTGCTACACTATAATAACCCCGATGCCAAAAGAACGAGAGCCAGGATTTTGGAAGTTTGAAGATGGTAAGGCGTATTTTAAGCAATGGAACGAACCTGAATTTAAAGAAGTTTAATGTTATTAAAAAATTTATGTAATCATGGAAAATATAATTGGTGGTTTTGGATTTTTAATTTTTGTTTATGCTATTTATTGGTTGATAAGTGCAAAGGAAAATGCTATGGGTAATTTTGAAAAATCAGGACGTGATATTGACCGAGAAAACATGAATTATTGGGCTGAAAAAAACAATGTTTTTAAAGAATATGATAGTCAAACCTGCATTTGTTCAGATGAAAATATGTGTAAAAACCCAATGTTAACTAAAAGATGTAAGGCATTTAAAGGACACAATGAAATATGCTAAAAGAACTATTTAAAAAAGCCTATGCCCCTATACACGAAAAAATATTTAGCTATAGGGCTGTAAGGTTAGAGCCGAGTGATTGGGTAGAAAAAAACGTTTACCTTTCAAGTGAGAGCCGTAAGACTGGATTGTTTGAATATAGCTATTCGCCTTACACACGCGAAATTATTGATAACCTTAGCCCTACATCCCCCGTTGAAATGTGCGCGGTAATGAAATGTTCTCAATCAGGTTTTACACAGGGTGTAGTAGTTGGAATACTGGCATGGATTATTTCAGAATTACCAATGCCAACTATGTTTTTTTCTGGAACTGTAGACCTGGTTAAAAATACAATTACAAAAAGGCTTGACCCGGTTATTTTTAATTCAGGATTGCAGCACCTATTAAAAACAAATGTTCAAAAGAAAAGGAATAACAAATCAGGGGATACAGATTTTAATAAAGAGTTTGCAGGCGGTAGTATAGTATGCGGCACATACGCGGCTTCTAACCTACGTTTCCATAGTGCAAGGGTGGTTATTGCGGATGAGTTTGATGCAGCCCCGAGAAGCGATAAAAAAGAGGGTAGCACGCGGTTACTTTTGGAGGGTAGGACAAAATCATTTGGTTCTACAAAGAAAATTTGCTACATATCTACACCAACAGTTAAAGGACAATCCAATGTTGAAGATGTTTATTTAGATGGAGACCAAAGGAAATGGCATTGGAAATGTCCCGATTGCCGGGAATACATACCAATATTATGGAGCGTTAAGCGAGAAGATGATACGTTTGGAGGTATAAAATATTTGCTTAACGATAGCAATGAGCTTATAGAGGAAAGTGTACATTACGAATGCCAAATATGCGGATGTAGGATTGATTACAAAGATAAATACAGTCTTAACCTAACTGGTAAATGGATACCAACGGCAAAGCCAAAAGATAAAAACTATAGAAGCTATCAATTAAACTCTTTAGTGTTGCCTCCAGGGTTTTCGAGTTGGGTTGATTTGGTTAAGATGTGGTTAGAATGTTGCCCACCCAATGAGCCTATAAACTTTGAGAAATTAAAATCTTTTAAGAATACCGAGTTAGGCGAAACATGGGAGGATTTAGGAACTACGCCACGATCAAATGAATTGATGATGAACATACGGGGCAGTTATAATGTTGGTGTTATTCCCGATGTGTTGTGTGGTCAGGATGATAACGGAAAAATAGCCCTTATAACAATGGCAGTCGATTTAGGGGGAATCATGGATGCCAATAACGAAGATGTTCGGGTAGATTGGGAGATAGTAGCGCATACAACTACAGGGGTTACTTATCGTATAGAGCATGGCAGCATAGGAACATTTAAGCGTTCAAGGCAACGGAATAAATCAGACGTTGCAAAAGAGCAATCACGGATAAAATATACTTATACACATGGATTGCAAAATTCCGTATGGCCATTTTTACGAAAGATTATTGAAAAGCCATATCCGGGGCAAAGTGGGGATTTCCACGATATAGATATTACGGTAATTGACACGGGGTTTTTCTCTCGTTCGGCATATACATTTATCGAAAGCTTTAAGGATAGGGTAGTAGTAGGAACAAAAGGTTATCCGGATGCTGATTATAGAAAATTAAACCGAGACACACCAGTAATTAAGCGTTCAGTTGAGCAATTAGGTAAGCTTTATATCTTGCAGGTTAACCAGCTTAAGGATATGTTAGCGCAAAATATGACTTTGAAAACGGGTATGGATGGGTATCAACCAAGCGGGTTTATGAACTTTCCACAGCCACAAGATGGGTTGTTTACGTTTAAAAGCTACTTTGTACACTATGAGGGAGAACACCGCATAGAGGAAGAGAAAAACGGGGTTGTTGTTGGGTTTACATGGAAAAAGAAAAACAGCAATGTAGAAAACCACTTTTTTGATACAGCCGTTTACACGATAGCAGCACGCGAAATTTACATAGATATAATCAGGCGTTCCCACGCTCAAAACAAAAACCTTACATGGGATATTTATTGTGAGGCTATAAGTAAAATGTAGAAAACATGAAATAGCAAAACATACATGAGGCTGTTTAATTATTACCAAACAAAAAACGTATAATTTCCAAAATTTTAGGTAACGGTGGGAAACACCATCAGCCCGGAATACCACAAGTGAATAATAGTAGCTTGTGGTATTTTTTTTGTTTAAATTTGTAGGGAATAAAAAATATAGTTATATGGTAGATAATAATATATACACGATAAGCCAGTATGTTGAGTGCCAAACCACATTAGCGGGTAGGATAACTGCCATAGATGCTATTATAGATGCCTTGTATCTTAAAACGTTAGATGCGGTTGGTAGTGCTATTTATGATGAGGTAAATCTTAACGATGGGCAAATGACAGTAAGGACAAAGTACCGTACTGTTAGTGATGTGTTTGATGGAATAACTGTTTTAGAGAAAATGAAACAGACTTATGTTAACCGTTTAAACGGGCGTACTTTTAGAATGGTATCAGGAAATATAATGCCGCTGCGTAGGGGGTGCTAAATATATACTATGGGATTATTTAATTTTGGAAAAGATAAAAAGGAAGCCGTTTCAGATGTGAAAACATTAGAGCCAAAAGGCGAAATACTCACGGGTTATGGGGCTGTAACCTATGGGGGGCATCAGCCTGTTATAAAGAAGATTTGGGATGGAGAAAAGACAAGCGGGGAGTTGGGAGTTATCATTGATAATGTTCCCGACTTTTATCGTTTAAGGCTTCGTTCTTTAGATGCGTATGTGAAAACGGATATAGTCAAAATAATAATTGACAGAAAATTACAATGGGTAATTGGTACGGGGTTAAAGTTTGAAGCAGAGCCAAACAAAGAAATATTAAAGGCAGAGGGTATAGTACTACCTGAAAACTTTTACAACCTTGTTGAGAGCCGTTTTAAAACGTATTTTGGCAGCGTTAACTGTGATTATTCCAAAGAGCAAAGCTTACACGGTATAGCCTGGGATTGCAAAATGGGTGCCGATGTGGGCGGGGATATGCTGGTAGTAGTAAGGATCGAAAACGGATATCCAAACATTCAATTGATTTCAGGTGAGTTTGTTTGTACGCCTCTTGAATATATGATTGACCCATTACCAAACGGTAATTACATTGAGAATGGCATAGAATTTAATGAACGTGGGGAACATGTAGCCTACCATGTAAAAAAACGCTCTAAAGATGCCTTAATTGATGAATTTGAAAGAATAGTAGCTAAAGGTGAAAAGACTGGTTTACGGTTATCGTGGATGGTTTACGGGGATAAGTTAAGCCCCGACCACAAAAGGGGTGTACCTGTCATTTCTCCAATACTTGAAAAAGTAAATAAGATAGACCGATACACCGAGGCTGCAATAAGCAAGGCCGAACAGGCAGCAAATCATGTAATGGCTATTGAACATGCTGATTATTCAACAGGGGATAACCCATTTCAAGATATAATAAAGGCTAAATTTACAAAGCCAAATGCCGATGGTACTGAAACTGATTCTTTTGGTTTATCAGACAGCGTTGCAAATCGTTTAGCAATTTCCGTGTCAGGAACAGTTACTAACTTGCCTCCTGGCGCAAGCCTTAAATCTTTCAATACAGATATAGAAAGCAATTACGGAGAGTTCTTTGAAGCCAACTTTAAGAATATATGTGCATCAATGGGAGTACCTTATGAAGTTGCTTTACAATCATACAATTCTAACTATTCAGCATCGAGGGCAGCAATAAACGGCTTTGGTTATATAGTCGATATTGATGTAGATGATATTTCAAAACAGTTTTACAAGCCAATTTATAATATATTTTTGTATACCGAGGTGTTGCGAAATAAGATAAATTTGGAGGGGTTTTTAAAGGCTATGATAACTGGGGATTTCATGTTGATAGAGGCATATTCAGGATGCCGTTTTGTAGGTAAGAAAATGCCGCATATAGACCCACTTAAAGAGGTTAAAGCTATTAGGTCTGCTTTAGGGGATAAATCGCTTGGAGAAGAGCCGCTAATGAGTTTGGAGCAGGCAACGGAACAATTAGGTTATGGAGACTGGCGCGAGAATTACGAAGAGAGACAAGAGGAACAGGAAATAATAAATAAAACAAATGTAAAAGATGCAACCATCAGCACAATTGACAACACCGGCGATCCCGTGGGAAGCCAAACAGAGGTATAGGGTAAAGCAAGTTGTTATACACAATGGTGCTTATTGGAGTAATGCTACTGGTATAAATTCAACTCCATCAACTTCAAATACAGATTGGGTATATTTTGGATTATTAGAGCCAGGTAGTTCAGAAACATCGGGCAGGCTTAATAAATATATCAAGATAACAACATCAGGGGATGGTTTTCAGGATAATGATTTAGTGGGAGCTATACAAGTAAGCGCAATAATAACGAGTGTTGCGGGTGTAACTATGAAAGATGCAATTGATTTTAACAGCGCGGGGGGAGAAGTTTTAAATTTTCCTGTAATTGTCGATGATGAGTTATTAGTTTTTTACACACAACCATAAATAAAAAAAAAGAATGTCAAAAAGAGTTAGCTTAACAAAGGTAAATGGAGTAACGATAGTTCAGGTTACCTATGATGAAAATCCAAATATTGATACTACTTCAATATCACATGCAAATTTATTCATTGAAAATGACAGTATTGTCGTTGATTTGCATAATAAAGATTTGCATTTCAAATTAACTGATTTAGTTAATAATTACGGATGCACTACACTAACACAATTGTTAAATGCGTTTGCATCATTGTCTTTGTTTACTTCAAGCGGCCAGGAAAGCCAAAATGAAACCGGCTTTATAACTTTAGTGGTAAATGAAGATTCCGAAACTGTACAGAGCGATTTGTTAATTGGTAAAAGCTCAATAGATTTAGTAGTAGTTGCTAATTCTCCAAATCAGGAAATACAGAATTATAATCCTGAAACTGGCAGTTTCGATTTTGAGGTATTAGCCGGGGAATCATTAACTATATTTTTTACAAACTAAAATGATATTAAAAATGAAAAAAAATATTTTATTACTGCTAACTTTATTTGTTAGCTTTTTTGCGTTAGCACAAGACCCTATTATAACAACACTGGGAGCTACTAACAGAGCATTTAAGTATTTAGGCGGGGTAAAGGTAGATAGCTGTTTAATTATTCCTGTACAGTCAAATAATGCTGTTTATGCTGGATTGCCACAAAAGGGCAGGATTAGGGTTAATTCAGCCACTAATTTATTCCAGTACCACAATGGTACAACTTGGATAAATTTAGCAAACGGAATACCTTCGTGGGCAGATGTATTAGCGATTGGCAATGTTGCAGATAGGGATGTTTATATGTCAAACCATAAAATATATTTGGGCTCAAATTCAGATTTTAGTATTAGAGAGCAAAATGTAAGTGGTGATTTACATCATATTTTAAAATCAAATGCTTACTCCTTAGAACTCGAAAGTGATAGGCTTCTTGCTAATGGCAAGGATATAGGGACATCAATATCTGTAAATGGAGACACGCCTGTGTTGTTTGATATTAATGGTATAGCGAATATCAATGCATTGCAGGGTATTACTGGTTACGGAGTGGATAATACGGACGTAAATAATCCTGTCATTACTGATTTAACCGTTTCCGACATAACAGCCCTGGTTAATTTTACACGAAATTCCCCCACAATTGTAGTAAAAGACAAAGACAGGGGCGGTGTATTCCATTATTCTGCAAACGGAGTACTTGACGGCGGGACGGTTTTCCCTGCTACGGGTGTAGGGAGTGGTTATTGGGTTAGGGACGTTGTTAATGCAAAAGGCGTATCTGTAAAATGGTTTGGTGCCAAAGGGGATTATAACCCTGCCGCATTAACAGGCACCGACGACACGGTGGCCATACAGGCCGCTATAGATTCCAAACCTAACAAGAATACCCCTGTATATTTTCCTTATGGTAATTACAAAGCAACCGGGAGTTTATACTATGGGGAGGGTACTAAAATATTTGGCGAAAATTCATTATTTCCATATCAAATACAGGGTGCTGACACCATAACATATAAAAGCCAGACCGCCATATACTGGACTGCCGACGTTGATGGTTTTTTACCTACACAAGATGTAGTTTCATACAGGAACCAGGGGAATGTAATTGAGGATATAGGGTTGTTCGGTACAGGAAAAAATAATGGTAAAATCGCTATAACTTATAGTTCAAATCTAAATACTACAGCGGCTATTAAACGAGCAGGGCTATGCATTACACGCCATTGTTATATTGACGGCTGGGACACGGGTGCATCGGCAAATGTAACTACAGACGGCTCGGGGGATAGTTGGACGATAGAGAATTGCCATTTTTCTAACTGTAAAAAAGGTGTGGTTACCGGTAACCTGGGCGAAAGCTTTGGTTATTACAATGACTTTTACAGTATTGATGATGTTGCCGTTACGCTTAATGGTCAGGCAGAGGTGTGGACAGGGAATGAAGTAGAACCAAATTCTACTGCAATTGGTTTTTTATTCAATACAAACAAATATAGCGACGTACACAATAACGTTTTTACAAATGTTGCCACAGCATTAAGCACAACCCCTAACAGTAGCAGATCGAGGTTTCATAATAATCTTGTGCGCAATGCTACTTCTCATTCAGTTATTTTAAATAGCGGCTTAAGTCAGGATATAAGCTATAATCAATTCGTACAAGGAAGTGAAGTTGCCACAACTACAGAGAACTTTATACGGGCAACAACCGTTGCGGGATTATTTATTAAAGGAAATACATTTAGCAGGTTTGGCGGCGGAATGACCACCCCGTTATTTATTGATAGCTGCAGTAGTACACGGGTTGAGAATAATATTAATTATGGATTCGCATCCACAACATCTTCTATTTACAACATCATAGGCACTTCTTATACAAGTTCTCACGAATATGGAAATAAAGAGTTTATAGGCGGCATTAACGTTTCATCAAATATAGTTTCAGCAGGCACAATAACCGGCACAAACATGACCGGATCTGCCAATCCATCGGCCTTAATAGGTATGACCGCTAACAATGGAGTAGCAACGACGTTCCAACGTTCAGACGCTACAGCCGCGATAAATCCTGCCATAGCCCCTACATGGTCAGCACAGCATAATTTTACCAGTACCACTACAACGCCGCCAGTTATAATTACAGGAAGCACCAGCGGATCAGACCTTACACAGTGGGTAAGGTCTGCAGGTCTTACGCAGTCTTATGGCTGGTCTATAGGTTCAAGGCTATTTCTAAAGGACTTAACCACGGGTTCTAAAGTAGTTTTTTCAGCAGGGCAGGAAAGCTCTATCGGCTCAATAGCGGCGGGTATGGATGCCACAGGTACAGCAGCCGGGGCTTCAACAAGGGTGAGGGGTTTAAATGCCGCAGGCACAAACCAAAACGGCGGAGATTTTATTATTTCAGCAGGTCGCGGTACTGGTACAGGCACAGCAGGACGTGTTATTATTGAGGGTAACGTATCAACCACTACAGGATCATCGTTAAGCCCACCAGCCACAGCTATGACTATTGATGGACTTAACGTAACGGTGGGAGGCGTAATAAAAGCCTCTACACCTGTTGCAACCAATGACTTGACTACTAAAGCTTATGTGGATGGTTTGATAGCTAAAATGTATAATTGGAGTGATAAATCAGCATCATACACAATAGTAAATACAGATGGTACTATTAATTTAACCACTGGAACAGCTACATTTACTTTACCTACCGCTGTAGGGAATTTAGGCAACTGGTTTATTATAAAAAACAGCGGTGGAGGTGTTTTGTCGGTAGCCACAGTAAGCAGTCAAACCATTGACGGGGCAGCATCACCAAAACTATTAAATAGCACTAATATGGGGTTTAGGCTTCAATCCGATGGTTCTAATTGGAAAGTAACTGGTTCATTCTAAAACTATATAATTATGAAAAACGTTTTTACAAGCGGCTGGCTATATGCTATAGTCGCGATTATGGGATTACTTATTTTTCTGCCTGGGTGGTCAAGTGATGAGCCACAAACAAAGCCTGTAGCGGGTTTATCTGTCCCGTACTCGGGAACGACAAACAGTAGCGGGGTTTACACCTTGACGTTTCCAAATGCTTACACCGTAGCCCCCAATGTTCAGGTTACCTATAGCAACCAAACAGGAACCAATCAATACTTTAGGGTTCAAAGTGTAACAACGTCTGCTGTTACTATTTACGCTTATTCACGTGGAATATTAAATATTTCATTGGTTGGAGATGTTTTAGCGGGTGCCGTAACCAATACGTCGGGAGCTAATTTTGATGTACTTGTAACTGCTAAGGAATAATGAAAAAAGTAACTGAATACATTAAGCCTATTATCGCTTTAGTAGTCTTAATATTTGGGTTTTCGTTCATATTAGCAACTACATTCATGGGCTATAAAAACAATGATAGTTTTATTGCTGTATATGCGCTTATGGTTACAGTAGTTAATTATTATTTAGGTAATGCTACAGGACAAACAAAAAAAGACGAGACAATAAACAATCTAATTGATAAACAGAAATAAAATGGATACAGCTTCTAAAATTACACAAGCAGACCAAAACGCTTTGAAAGCAAGGAACATTCCTGCGTTCAAACACGATACACTTAGCGAATATTATACTTACACCGATATAGCATCGGCAAACCTTGACCCGGTAAATTACACAAATGTTACTGTAGATACTGCTTTAAATTCGGTAGTAACAGGAACATCGCTAATCGTTAAAGGGCAAAGAATGTTCCCACGTTAATATGAGGGCGTTAGTAAAACCATCAAAGCAGGCTAAACACCTGCTTTTTTACTTAAGGGATTACCTACCTGTAATAGCTTTGTTTTTTACGACTATAGCAATCGTGCATGTTTTCGGTACTGATTATTATCTTTATAATAACAATTTAGAGCACACCACTTATGGTGCTAACTGTTTTTTCAAGAGGGATTTAATTATAAAGCAATTTGGGGATAGCAGCCTGATAACATTGTTATGCCTGGCAGCTAACGGTAAATACTACAAGTGGATTTCATGGCTTAGCGTTTCGGTTTTAGCATGCCTCTGGGTTCTTAATTTCATATACATTGTATTTGATATAGATTCGGATTTATATTATTGTTTTTATATTGTTGTGATTTACGCTACATTTGTTTCTATAACAATTTATAAATTGATAAATAGATGTTAAAAGCAGAAATTACATTTATAATTGTCTTAATTTTAATAATTATGGACGGAAATATACCCCCGCTTTTATCGGCTTTCTTGGCTTTTTCCGCAGGATTAAGCCTAAAAACCCTTCCTGATTTACTGAATAATCTTATAACCATAAAGAGTTTTATAATAAGGATTATTCAAATTTCGGGATTAGTAACTATAGGTGTTTTGTATTGGACAAATCACGAAGTAAATATTAAAATAGAGTGGTATATATTCGGGGTTACGTTGTTTGCGGAAACTATAATATTCTTTGGATTTAAGGCAGGAAATACAATCATAAAAAAACACTTTAAAAAATTAGAAGATGAATAGTATAATATATTTTTTATGCACCCTATCAACGGTGTGTGTGATCGTTATGGTAGCTAAACTCGCTACATTGCTTGTAGACCCGTTCCATGTTGTATGGCGTTTCTCACAAGGGGATAAACAGCCTTGGGAACGGATGAAAGGTTTAGGTATTTATAACTTGGGATACCCCCTTATACCTGTATTACTAATGGTGGTGCTGGTTATGTGCAGCCAATTAAATATTGGCAACGTTAAGATAAGAATGGATATATCATTTTTTATCCAAACAGCATTTTGGATATTGTTTTTACCATTGGTTATAGTTTTAATTAACCGAGATCAAAAAAGAAAGAAATAGTTTTATATATTTGCATCAACAAGGCGTGAAGAACCTTTATAATTTTTAAATTTAAATTGGCCGTCGGAAGCTTTTAGATTTATTCTTTTATTATAAAGTTTGTGTATATTTGTGAAATAAAATAGCCCTGTCGCCAAACAACTATTTATTTACATTTCACTTTCTTTCTTTCTTTTAAAAATTTTAGGATTAAACAAAACTAACCACAGCTCGAGCTGTGGTTTTTTTATTTGTAGATTTGTTGAAACAAAACAATATTCATTATGAATCATGTAATAGATTTTCAAAGTAAAAACGGATTAAAACCCGATGGCATTATAGGTAAAAATACAATGCTAAAAATGTGTGAGGTATGGGGTGTTAATCGCATACAATTATTGCACATGCTGGCTAATACACACCATGAGACAGGCGGTTTTAAAGTAGACACGGAAAACCTTAACTATAGCGCAAAAGGATTGCGTGCAACGTTCCCTAAATACTTTACAGATACAGAAGCCAGGGAATACGCAAACAAGCCGGAAAAGATAGCTAACAAGGTTTATGCTTATCGTATGGGTAACGGCAACCCTGCAAGTGGGGATGGATGGAAATACAGGGGTCGTGGTTCTTTGCAGTTGACGGGTAAAAATAATTATACTGATTTTGGCAAATTGACTGGCAACTCTGAAATATTATCTAACCCGGATATTGTTGCATCTGATTACTTTTGGCAAAGCGCATTGTATTATTTTGAAAGGAATAAGCTTTGGGCTAAAATGAAAAACGAAAGTTATGAGAATATAAAACTAATACGCAAAGCCGTAAACGGTGGGGTTATAGGTTTGAATGATGTAGTTGCGAAATTCAATTATTACTCAAAGTTATTTTCATAAAGATATTTAACTATATTTGTAGTAAGGTTTGGTTTTTTATAGTGATGATTTGTTATTATTGGGTTAGAAGCGTATCAGTAAAATGGTGCGCTTTTTTTTGTTTTTTATTTTGTAATATAAAAAAACATATATTTGTAGTGAATTAAGAACTAATGTTGTGATAACATCGGTAAATGAAAAACATTGAAAGTATATATTAAGCACTATTGCGCATAACTGCGTGGTGGTGCTTTTTGCTTTTATATAATATCCAAAACAATATGAATTTCGCACTATTAAGAGAAATGTATACGCCGTGGTTTGTCGATAGCGGTTCGTTAGTCGGATTATTGGCTATACAAAAAGCTTTTAGTGGCGGGGCGCAATTGGAGATTCCTGAAATAAAATACAATACCCCGTCTATACTTGAAATTAAAAGCGAGACCAGGTTAATACAAAGGGATTGGCAGCTTGATAATAGCGATAAATTTGATGGTATAGGTATTATAAAT